CCAAGCCCAGAACCTGCCATATGCAGTGGTCAGGGATGTTTCCGAAGCAGCCGCCTGATGTGCGTTTATATGGATTAGGCGCTTCCCATCAATGGAATATATAACGGAACATGCCGTTCCGATATGCCTGCTACCTGTCGACTTCCGCCATCCATTGGCTGAGCAGTTCGAGGAAGTAGATGAGGATGGCGACCTGATTCGCAGCTACAACGAGTGGGGACTTGCAAGTGTCCTTGCTTACATGTTCTGCAGGCGTGTTCAGACAAAGCGTCAATACGCCAATATCGAAATGGTCATCGGCGAGTGTCTACGGATTTCTCGCCATACGGCCACTGAGAACAAAGCTTTATTCCGCGCCATCAAGCGTGAGATCAAAGCAGGCAATCAAGAGAAGATGGTCGCCTGGTCAAAGATCCTTGTTTCTCAACTCGCCCTGGCTCTGGCCGAACAACACGAAGGACTAGAGGACGATGAGGAAGATTGAAGCCAGCGTCAACGATCATCTGAAGTTTTCAAAGTTCGTCAAAGAGATTCAAAAGCTCGACCGCGAGTCATTGATGGAGGTAACGATCGAGTTAGCGCGTCTGGCGTTGGTAATGCAGCCAGCAGCAATCCGATGGGCCGCCTACGAAGCGGCTGACAACCTTGGAGGATTTCATGGAACGACCGGACACTCTTGACGAGCGCCAGATTCTCGCCGCCCAATCCTTAGCGGCTGGGTGCAACACACGAGATGCAGCTCGACGAGCGAAATGCACGGTCGAAGCAATCCGCATGTGGCGCAAGCGCACGGATTTCATGGATTGCATCTGGCTTTACCAGCAAGAGCTATTCCAACAATCGTTTGGCATTACGTCTGAAGCGTTGCCCATGGCGATTGCGAAACTGACAGAGATTGTTGAAACTGATGATCCTGATGTCGCCGTCAGTATCAAAGTCCAAGCAATCAAAATCCTGATAGATTCAGCACAGAAAGCATACGAAACCCGCACGATTGAGCGTCGTATTGATCAACTAGAGAGCTATGCAAGGACGCAGCCTGTTATCGAAACTCAACCAATTAGAGAAATTACATCTGGAGCGGGTCCAGGCTGAGGAACTACGCAAGCGTGAGTCGACTGGCGAGGCGTTCGTTGCTGGGTTCCCCGGTGCAGACCAGTGGGACAAGTTCGCTGAACTGACTTGGATCCGATCCGGCGGCAAGATCAAAAAGTTCAAGCCCTTTGAGATCCAGAAGGAGCTGATCAAGTCGATATCCCAGCACCAGTACACGATCGTCCTGAAAAGCCGCCAGGTGGGGGCCAGCGAATCGATTTGTTCTTATCTGTTGTGTCGTGCGCTGACCGAGCCGGGTTTTAGCGCCGTTGTGTTCAGCAAGACAGCGGCTGACTCTGGGTCGCTGGGAAAACGGATCCGCGCCCAGGCGGCCAGCATCGCCGACTCCGGCATCGAGTTCACGACTGAATCAAATAGTGAGTTGTCCTTCAGGGGCAGAGGAACGATTCACTTCTTGGCTGCTACCGCTCGGGCCGCGAGGGGGATCCCCTCAGTATCGACAATTGTTTTGGACGAGGCCGGATTCCTCGGCCCTGAGGCGGAGCAGATTTTTACCGCCGTTCAGCCCACGATGGCAACGCTGGGCAATGACCCCGTGACAGGGGGCAAGATGATCCTGTGCTCCACGCCCAATGGACTGGGCAACATGTTCGCCAACCTTTGGCATACCGCCGAGGATTGGAACAAGTTCAAAATCCACTACAGCGATATCCCGATCTACAACAAGGACCCGGACTGGGCAGAGAAGACCCGTCTGAAGTCGAAATTATCGAAGCGAAATTGGGCTCAGGAATATGAACTCAGTTTTGTAGCCAGTGAAGCACAGATCTATGACCCAGAGCTGGTCGAGCTGGCGTGTAATGGTCGGACGATTGACGACGGACTGGTCGGCAGGGAATACATCATGGCGGTGGACCCCGCCTCATCGGTCGGTGAGGACTATTGGTGCTCGATTGTGCTGGACATCACCTGCATTCCTTACCGTGTGGTCAATGTCTTCCGTATACGCAACAAAAGTAGTGATTATTGCATAAGACAAATTGTCGAGCAGGCAGAGAACTTCGTTCCTTCAAAGGTAATTGTCGAAAAGAACGGTGTTGGTCAGATCGTTTCAGAGGTTTTATCAGACAAGCTGGCTAAGTATCAGGTCCTGCCGTACAACACCAATAAGCAAAATAAAGTCAGCAATACAGACCGCATTTCTTACTTGTTGGAACGCGAGGAATTGATGCTGCCCCGCGACCCGTTTTACCAGGAGTTGTTAATGTTCCAACAGATGGCAAATGGACGTAGAGAAGCCGGTGAAGGAAGTCATGATGACTCAGTCATGGCACTTGGTCTGGCCCTGAGTTTGGTTGCCGAAACTCCAACATCAGACTGGTTAGAACTGATATGAGCAGGCTGCCCCAGGACTATGTAGAGGAGATCCAGGGCATGATCGACGATTCCATGGATCGACATGTCAAAACATCCTCGATCATCAGTGCAGTGTTGGGGTTCAGCCTGTTGGGCCTGTATACAGAAGGTCTACTCAGGCTGTTGGGCTTCATTCCACCCTTTATGGGCCTAGATATCAACGTAATGTCATGAAAAATGCCTACGAAGAGAGGCTAAGACAAGCATTTGAGGACGACATCTGCTCTTACATGGAGCTAGAAGGTGGCGTTAATGCGGCCTTGGATGATCTTATCGAAATTCTGGACGATTGGCATTGCTATTACCAAGGTCAGGCGGACGATATCAAGAAAGCTCTGCTTCGTCTGGGTGTAAATAGGTACGATTAGTTTGAAGAGTTTGGCCACAAAGTTTGGCGGAAGTTTCAGATAGCTCTGGATTCAGAGAAGACGGTGTTTTAGTCAATGCGATTACAGGTCTAGGCACCTCCAGGGACAAAAGTTCCTATTACTCGCTGCGTAATCAGGGTGTAATGGCCGATGCAGAGCTTGAGGCTTTGTATTTCGACCCTTTATGCCGCCGAGTGGTCGACGTATTCGCTGAGGCAGCCCTAGCTAAGCGACCGACGATCAAGTTTGGCGAGGAACTTGAGGGTCATGACCAAATCATCCGCAGTTTTGAGAAGTACCTGTCTGATACCGAGTCGTTCTTCTTTATCGAGGAGGCGCTCAAGTTGCAGCGGATCTATGGCGGATCTGTGGTGTTCATGGTTTGCGACGACGGTCTGAGCCCTGACCAGCCCCTAGACCCCAGCAGATGTCGTCAGATCACTGATCTTGTGCCGCTGTCCAAGCGAGAAATCAAGCCGGACAACTTCTCTTATCTGGACTACCGGGCACCTGAGAAATACCGGATTTCAACGTCTAAGTCGGTCATCAACGACAATGATCTTCAATATTTGTTGGTGCATTCCAGTCGTGTTCTCCGCTTTGACGGGCTCTACCTGCCCTGGAAGCAGCGGATCAACAACGATGGTTGGGGTCTAAGTTGCTTGCAGGCGTTTTACGAGCCTTGGAAGAGATATAGGGGGGCAACTGATGGCCTCTCAACAATGCTCAACGAGCTAGATTTATTTGTACATTCCATACCTGGGCTCGCCAGTAAGATCACAGCCGGGAAGGAGAACGCTCTAAAAGCCCGTCTTGAAGCGAACGCTTTGGCCCGATCCGTTTATGGCGGCATGGCACTCGATTCAGAGGAATCTGTGTCGTTCGCTTCTAGAAGCCTTGGCGGAGCGCAAGATCTATTTGATCGTCTACTTGACGACATGGTTGCGGCTAGCGACTGCCCCAAACCAGTGCTGTTTGGGATGAGTCCTGCAGGTGGTCTGAGCGAGGCAGGCAAGTTTGAGCAGAAGCTCTGGGCCAGCTCCGTCGAGCGTTACCAGCAGCACA